TTCCACCAGATACATTTACCAACAAGCGGAAATTGCCGTATGTAATCTGCCAAGCACGCATCTCGAGCACGCTCAATTGAATCAAGGACATCAATAACTTCTTGCCTAGTATCTTGATGTATTGCGCTCCCACGCCATGGCATTTCATCTATTGAGTCTTTTTTAAAGAAATAACCACTTCTATTGATATATCCATCTTCACCAGTTATTGGGTCAATACCCGGTATGTACATTGCGTTGCGCTCCCTCTGGAGCGTTTCATGACAGAAGGATCTCATCCATTCCCAGTCAACTGAAAACGCATCTTCATAGATGACAACGCCACCACCTAAGTGCTTACCGATCATTTTCATACTCACCCAGATCAATCATGTATTGCATGTAGTCAATGATTCTCTCTATGAGTGCTTTTCTATCTTCATTTGATTCAATATGGTTAAAGCACCCGTATACGGTATCAATGGCGAATTGAACCAAAAAGTCTTCTGGTGGTGGGCCACCATTGAACTGCTCGTATTCAAAAAATGAGAGATTATGCCAATCCCATGGCCTGTACTTTAGTTTACGCTGATGCGGGAACCAGCATGGGTAGTGCCATGCATGGCCAGCATGTCTGAGATCTGGGTGGAACTCAACAAGCGTTTTTACTAACTGAACTGGTGCTGGACGACCATCCTCATATGGCTCAGTTCTAAATAGATCATCAGTGGGGGAAAAGCATCTCTCAAGGTCGCCATTTTGCGTAAAGAGAAATTTTTGCCCTACTAGATTTTCATTCGGCAAGTATGCCCTTGAGAATCTCCGCATACGGTCTTCCGATTGCTTTCCAGATCCAATCCACGGTTCAATCGGTATCACACAAAAATCTTGGTTATTTATTGTTTTCTCAAACTCAACTACATCATCTCCAATGTGACCGTCTTCCGTATAGACAAATAGAGTTACTTTTTGGTATAGATGCGAGAACTCTGGCAGGGCATATATGCCCTTAGTGAAGACGAGTGGGATGTGGTCTGGGTTTGGGCCAGTTGTCGTATCCTTTTCAATTCCTTCTTTTCTCCATATGTCGCCGAAATCTTCATTAATGTAAAACTTTTTATTAGGTTCGTAGTATGGCTTTTCACGCCCAACTTCACAGCGTGTGAAAACCCTTTCGTCATGATCCCATCCCGGTGAAAATGAATGCAGTACTGCCCTGTTGTCCCATATAACAATATCACCCTCGGACCACGACCATGTGTAGCGCAACTCTGGAGTCAGCAATTGTTCACGCATGTAGTTCTTTAGTTTTTCAAACCACGGCTCACTGTCTCCGCCTTTGAGTTTCATGTCGTGCCCAGACCAAAACAGCATTGTTTCACCAGTTGCTGGGTGTGTTCTCAATGCTGGGTGAACCGCAAGATCGTCTTCCGAAATTCCAACGGATCCAGTTCCGTTAATGAACTGAGCATTTTCCAGATATGGCTTTATCTCATCTGGGCAATTCTTGTAGGCATTGACCAAGCTATAGATGTGTGTCTGACCAAACTCGGGATTGCATTTGAACGTGTGCATGTGCAAACCCGTATATGACGGAACCTCCTGTACAAATGGATTATCCATATGCCATTGGGAATTAATAAACCAATTAACGTCATCTGACTTTGTATACCTATTACCGGCATGCATTTGTTCATGAAGAAGACCCGGCTGGAGATCTTCTTGGCGATTTTCTCCCCTATAGAGAAGTTTCATAATTTGACAGAACTCTTCGTCTGTTGGGTGGACTTGTTTGAACCCAATCATTTTGTTTCGTATTAGTATCTCAGCAAAATATTCAGAGTCACTGATTATGTCTTTTGCACTGACACCGCGCACCTTGAACCCCAGGTCGCCAAGTCTGAGTCCAGCAGCAATTCCGCCTTTAAGTTTTTTCATTTTGGTTCATCCAATTTTATGTGTCCGTCGTGTCTGGGGCCTATTTGCTCACCCTTTTCGTTGAGCCCTGTGCGTATCCCACCCATCCACGTCCATGGCTGCTCTTTGATTTTATTCATTTTTGCTTCGCCGTATGAAGCCCTTGAATTCATCAAATCCGGTTTGTCCCAGTAATTTTCAACCTTGAACTCAATGCTCGGCATAAGTGATATGTCGTAAAACTGGAAAAACATAAAAGGCATACCAGCAGGGAAAATAACTGGTTCACCAACTTTGGTTATCTTCCAATTCATATTGAACTCGTCTGGCCACCAATCGGATGGAATTGTGGCAGTTAATGGAACTGCCCCGTCAACAAAATAGTTCGGAGAGCCAGAGATCCATGTCCACATATTTTTTGGCGTTGAGAAAGTCCACCCAGTAGTGAACGACATAATCCCAACAATGCTCGGCATGACTACGGCTTTTTTGTACGACTGCCCATTCACTTCAAAAGTTGCAAACTCACCGGACAGGACTTTAGGAACTGACTGACCACCATCCCACTGAATGACAACATCTTGCTGAAGAAGCATTTCCCAACCACCAACATTTGCCTCCGTCAGGGGTAGGCATTTATAGGCATGCTTGTTATACGTGTCATCCATCCAGTCACGACGAACCGATGCCTGCCGTATTGTTGGAGGATTTTGGTGAGTCTTAGTGAGAACTACCTTCATGCACCCTGCTGCACCTGACCAGAAACAGCTTGTAGTCCAGATGCCGTCTTGACATTTGACCCATATGATCCAGTCTGATGGTTTCTGTCGTTGTAGTCATACATTGTTACCGCAGAGTACTTGATACCTTTTGTGACCGGCATTGATGCGTGCGCATAGATGAAGTCGGACGGGTGAATAATTACGTCGCCCTTTTGGGGAAGAAACTTCAGGTCTTGGTATGGCATTACATACTCCCCACCTTCGTAGCCATCGTTTATATAACCGATTGCTGATACGGCACAACTGTAGGAAAACCCAGAATCGGGGTGGACGGAGAAGTGCTGACCCTCTTGGTAGCGGACAAAATTTGTGGCTTCTTCATAGTCCAGGGAGAGGTTGTAAAGACCCGAGTAGTGCTTGACGCAATCCCTAATCCCAGCAATTACCTCTTCATAAATCTTTCCGAGATCTTCAAACCCTTCTTCCGTAATTGGAAGATCAGACTGGCGAACCTTGAAGTCGGAACAATCCCTGTAATCCTTCATGATCACTCTGTCGCCAACCATTGCCTGATTCCAGCAGTACCTATCATGCGAGCTATCCCCAAGGACAGTTTCAAGGCGTTCAACAAAGTTTGAACCCTCAGGCCAGACATTCTTGTAAAGAACTATTCCAGCATTTGCGTGGCCGATGTAACCAGCTACTTCCATTTCATTTTCTCCCTAGCTTTGTTATTGTGTAAAAAGATGGGGTCGTCCACCTGACACCAGAGATTACTTCTTTTACCCCGTGCATGTAGTGGATATCGCCTGGGTGGGCAACAGCCATTCCTGGCTCTATCTCAACCTCAATCCCATGCTGTGGATAATAAATTTGACCACCAGTAAATTCATCATTCCAGTAAATAACTGAATTAAGGTCATATAGTGGAAATGGATTTGGGCTTCCATCATTAAGCTGCTTATCAGCGTGCGGTGATTGCAGATTCCCTGGTAGCCACCGAATTAGGACTGGCGGTCTGCAAAAAACCTCTACATCGTATTTATCTTCTATTAGAGATGCCATTTTCTTTATGTAGAAATCAATTGTCTCATAGGCATCAATTGAGAGTCTTTTAATTATTTCTCCACTGCACATGCGATCCCACCAATACGAAGCATCGTATATGCACGTACCATCTTCGTTGAACTCATTGCCACGAGGGTTGTCCCACTCCGTGATCGTTGAGTAAAAATTCTGTATTTTAGTTAAATCACTACTGCTTATAAAGTTTTTAATAATTATTATGTTTGAGGAATCAGAGCCAAAATGACCTGGTGAAATTAATGATTTTTCTTCTGGCACGTTGAGAGAATAGCATGTTTGATTTCATCGGTCATTTCTGCTGGGAAGTATCCCATTTGGTAATTCTGGTATTACTTCTCTGGGTAACAAGGTATAAATTTTGTCAGGGTCATAAACGCGTTCATGCCAATCTTTGTAAATCTTGGCCGTGAGGGTAAGCGCCACGGACCTCACGCTCACCCAAAACGATGTCATTGTTATTCTTTCCCCCTCAATCAACTCCTTCACGCCGTGAGTAAATAAATGGTATGCAGGGAAGGTTATGAGCATTCCGGCTTTTGGTTTAACTTGATAACCGAGCCTGTCAAAAAATATTTCACCGCCAGAAAATTCTTCTGTAAAATACAAAACAGCCCCCACATCATTCAAATGTTCCGATATTGGCACAGGTGGAGGCTCATTTCCCCTTTTCTCAAGTATTAGTTCCCCATCTGCATGACCGTTATCGCAATGAGCCCCTTGGGAGTCGCCGACCATCCATCTATTAAATGAAAGATTTATCGGTGTAAAAAATAATTGACCATAGAATTTTTCTATTTCATTTAGTGTTCTTTGTTTTATTTTTCTGTCAAATTCAATAAGATCCAAGTTATGGGAGTCTTTTAGTGTGTAGTGCTGTCTCCTATCATTGGCAGGAGAAGACTCGTTTTTTTTCCATTTACTTTCGTGTATCAGTATTTCTGAAGCAAATTCAAGTTCTTCTTTGCTGAGAAAGTTCTCTACAACATTTATTTGTTGATGCTTTTCCATTTTACCAAGCCTCTGGCATTGGGGGGAGACCGTATTCATCAATATCCAAGAGGTGTAGTGGGAGAAGTAGTGGCTCAAGTTCCTTCTGATAACTCTGTGGCAGAAGTGTAAAAATTGATTCTGGGTTACGAACCCCCCTCCACCATCTCTCATAAAGAGTTGGTTTTAAGGAAAGAACCATTGACTTAACTCGAGGCCAGAACGATGTCATTGTAATTCTCTCCCCAGATATCAATTCAGTAACACCGTGAGCGTACTGATGAGTTGCTGGGAAAATTATTGCAGTCCCAGCTTTTGGTTTTATTTTGTAATCATAATTAATGAAGTAAAACTCTCCGCCAGAGTAATCATCTGTTAAATACAAAACGGATGCAACATCATTTAGGTGTATTGACATGGCGCCATGCGATTCACTCCCCATGTGCTCAACCATTAGTTCACCACCTGTGTAGCCACTATCGCAATGAACCCCCAAGGTGTCGCCTACTGCCCATCTGCTGTAGGAATAGACTTCTGGTATAAAAAACAAATCGCCGTAGAAATCTTCAATGACTTTATGAATTCTTTCTTTTATTTCAATATCAAATACTTCAAGTCCCTTTCGTATCCCATCTATGGTTACGTGTTTTCTATTTTCATCACCGCCCTCATGGGACGCTCTTTTCCACTGCTGTTCGTTGAGCAGGAAGTCTTGCATTTCCCCCACTTCCTCATCACTCATCAGTGATTCAAGAACAATTAGTTGTGGCGGAAATTTAGAACGATCCATGACAACAACTATATTGCGACTTTCATACCCGGATTGGCTCTCTCCCAATTCCGAACATCTTCAATGTCATTAATCAATGGCTGATTCTTTATATTCAAACTTGTATTCAGAAGTATTGGCACACTAGAGATCTTTTCCCATTCCAAAAGAGTTTCGTAAAGCCCACAGTGTTGACTTCTTGAGACAGTCTGGACTCTTGATGTTCCGTCAACATGAACCACTGCTGGATTCATTTTTGGAAACTTCGCCCTTACCGCATACTGCATATATGGACTTGGGGAAGAGATATCAAACCATTCATGTGCTATTTCCTCCCTTACAACTGGTGCAAACGGTCTGAATTTCTCACGTTTTTTTAATTCATTTATTTTTGACTTTTGATTAAAATGTCTTGGGTCGGCAAGAATGCTTCTGTTCCCAAGTGCACGCGGGCCAAATTCTGCCCTGCCAGACGCAACAGCGACAATGCCATCCGTGGATAATGCGGAAATTATCTCGCTGACTGGATATTTTTTTGACTGTATCTCAGAACCCAAGTATGGGCCAGTCCACTCAATATGTCTGCCAAACATGGCGGCAGCTGCTCCAAGACTTGACCCAGCATCCCCTGGATTTGGCATTATCCAGATGTCATCCCACATGTTTAACAACTTGGTATTTGCCAAACAGTTAAGGGCGCACCCGCCCATGAAAACCAA